GTATTTTTTCTGTCTCTGGTATAATTCTCGCCCAAGTCGGGGCGTAGCGCAGCCTGGTAGCGTACCTGCATGGGGTGCAGGTGGTCGGAGGTTCGAATCCTCTCGCCCCGACCAATGAAATCAAAGACTTACAGCGCAAGCTGTACGTATCAACAGCACTGTATATTAGATGATTATCTAATATCGGTGACAGCAAAGCCGCCGTTGAGCGGCTTTTTTGTTGCCTGCCTAGAAATGCTAGACGGGCACCGGCGGAACCGTTGTGGCCTTGGACCAGAAGTATTCTGGCCGCTGTGGTAGGCAGCGGCCAACTGGGTCACGTTGGTTGTTCCGCGACAGGCGCCGCGGTGTAGTGCGATGCGCCGCCGATGCGCACGCCGGCCCACATTGCCCACCTCTGCCACCACGACACCCCAATCACCTCGCAGGCCTCACGCAGTACGGCGTCCGCAATAGCGCGCGACTCGCGGCCCGAGGTGTAAAGGTAGTCGTGCACCACGGCCGCGCGCGCCGCAATGTTGCCGCAGACCTCGTAGATGATCGGAATGCGGGGCGTGCTGGCCAGATCGGTCGGGAAGCCTGCTGGCACCGTGATGATCCGTCCCGCCACCTTCGAGTCGAACACCAGCGGCTGGAACAAGATCCAGCGGCCGGTGTCGGTATCGTCGGCCTCGACCAGATGCAATCGCGACAGGAAGCGCGGCGCGACCTGGGGCGGCATCTTACTCACGACCGGGCCTCGAGGCGAAGTCGAGCAGCTCGGCGGTGGACTTGTCGCCGGGTACCAGACACAGGGAGCGCACGGCCGGGATGATCTCCGGATGGCGCGCAATGGCTGACAGTGGCAGCCCACACAGGACGACTTTCTGGGCTTCGATAACCGTGTCGTTTGCGGCCTTCGCGCTGGTCACGGCGACAGAGCCGTATGCCTGCACGGCCTGCTGGACGCTCGCACAGCCGGAAACAGCAACGGCGACGGCCAGCATCAGGATGTTCTTTTTCATGGTTTGTCTTTCAGGGTGGGAAGCGGTGGTCAGCTGGCGACAAGGATGTTGTGCGCGATGCGCCGGGCCCAGCCGCGCGCGTTTTGCGGCCAGTTGTTCAGGTCGGTGAGGTACGTCAGGCGCTTGGCGTTGAACAGCGCCACCGTGCGCCACACGTCGGCAGCGCGCACCGCGGCGATGGTCTTGGCGCCGATAATCCCGTCCGGCTGGGCACCGACGCACTCCTGCAACCAGCGCACCGGATAGCCGCCGTTGTAGGCCACGTCGAACACCTGGTACGCGATGCGCGGGTCGAACTGGTCGCACTGGTACTTGTCCCAGTACCACGCCCGAGCGATGAGGCGCGCCGTGTCCATCGGCAGGTCGCGCATCTCGCCCTTGTAGCCCCAGGCGCGCGCGACGCGCTCCGTGATGCCGTACTTGGTCGCGCCGCCCGGGTCGGCCAGCTTATCGCGGTCGGAAAAGCCGCCCTCGATTTCAGCGATGGCGGCGAAGGCATGGTCGAATGCGTTCATGGTCATGGCCTCATGTGCGAAAGCACCCAGGTCAGGCCGCTGCCGATCGAGCCGGCCGCGCCACCGATCAGCATCAGGGTGCGCCAGCCGCCGCGTGCCTCTGCAAGCTGCGCCAGCACTTTGTCCAGCTTGTCGTTCTGCTGCGCATTGGTCGCGCGTAGGTCGGTGACGGCGAGTTTCAGATATGACACCTCGACCTGAAGCGCGGCGAGGGTGATGGCGTTTTGTTGTGCGGTATTCGCATCCATGGGCATCAGACTTTCACGTCGACAACGATTTGGAGTAGCTGGTCGGCCGTAGCCGGGTCGGAGAAGCGGAAGCTGGCAATCGACATCGAGTACACGGTCGGGATCGCCAGCCCGGTTGCGGCCGATACCACGTCAACGCGCGGCGGCGCGGAAATCGATGAGCCGGCCGCGGGCGTGATGTAAAACACCGGTATCCCGGCGGCATTGGCGTGCCAGCGGGCTGTGATGAGGAAGCGGCACGTCCGGTCGCGCACGTTCTCCAATGTCTTGTACACGATGTTCGACAGAACACCACCGGGCCCGCTGTCGTAGGTGAGGACAGGAGCGGCCGGGGTAGGGATGGTTTCCCTGCCCAGGGAGTAGGTTGAGTCATACGCCTCCACGCGCTTGCCGCTTCCGCTTGGCACCGCGTCAATAACGATATTGGTGGCGTAGTCCAGTAGCGCCAAGCTCGGGCCGCTGCTGGTGTTGATGTCGCCGTCAAACATCAGGTTGTTCACGCTGCGGGCGATCAAGTGGCCGTCCAGGCGGGTATTGCTGATGTAGACGGAGTCATACAGCGCGCCCAGCGCTTTCGATGCGATCGTCGAGGTAAAGGTCAGCGCCTCTCCCGATCGACTAACATCCAGCCCTTCGTCGAAGTAGCAATCCGTGATCCAAATTTTTCCGCGTGGAACGAAGCCAGCGCCGCGAGTCCCGAGCGCATCCAAGAAAAGCGCGCCGCCACGCGCGTTGTAGAGCCCGAAAACACGATCCAAGGTCACATGCTTAAGCCCAGACCCGAGCCCGTACCCTTCGAAGTCAATCCCGTTCCCGTACAGACTCCCGCCCTGGCGTGCGCCTCTACCACCGGAGGTTAGGGGGTCCACGGTGTTCAGGTCCAGGCCGTTATGCTCCAGCCGCACATTGCTGAGGTGCACGGACTTGACTGAGTCGCCCGACATGCCATGGCGCCGGTTCCAGTGAAACACGCAATCGCGCAGGTTGATGTTGTTGAAGACGTAGTCGTTATCGTCGCCGCTGGCCGAGGTGGACGAGTACATTTCGATACCATCGCCAGCGCAGTAGTTGGCGGTGACGCGCTCCAGGTAGATGTCGGAACAGCGGCCGATCATGCGGATTCCGTGCCGGCCACCGTCCTCGCCGGGCGAAACAATGTCCAGCTGGTTTATACGGTTACCGTCGATGTTTATGTCGATGAGGAAGATGTCAGTTTTTGCCGCCGCGCGGCCGTCGATAGTGATAGGAGAGACGAAATCTGCAGTGCCGCCCTTTGTCTTCAAATTGAAGTTGGACACGGTCATCTTCGACTTCAGGTACAGCGATGTGACAGTGAAGGTGGCGCCGGAACCGTGCAGGCGGCCACCGGCAGGAAGCGCACTGATCGCAGCCTGCAGGAACAGCGTCGCGTCGGCGCCGGCCAGCACGGAGGCAAGCTCTTGGTCGGTCATGTAGTTCGAGTAGCTGATGCTGAAGGCGCTGCGCAGCGCATCCTGAACCGTATGCGGCTGAGCACCTGCATCCTGCTGGAACCCTATTCGCGACGCCCCAAGCGCTCCCGAGAGTGCGGCGATCCAGGCTTTAACCGAGTTCTCGACCCCATCAGCCTTCCGCGTCCATACCGTTGACCCATCGTCGCGCTTGAGCGCAATGTCATACGAACCCTCGCCCAAGTACAAGGGCGCAGGCAACTCGCCGCGCGCGTTCAACGCGATATATTGGCCGCCGATGCCATCCGGAGTGTAGGTGTGCGGCACCGTACCGTCCGGATCGGTATAGGCGATTTTCTGGGCAGTCGTCCCGTACGCATAGGTATAGAGCCTGCCGCCCACCAGCAGCTTGCCGACGTCGGTGAACTCTTGCAGGTTGAAATTTGCTGGCTGGCTGGCTGGCATCGGTCGTCCTAAAACAAAAGCCCCGCGTGAGCGAGGCTGGAATAAAAAAAACCACCGGGTCAGGGTGGGCTGATGGGGTGCGACGGGTGGGGCTTACTTCAGCTGCGCCGGCGTGGCCAGCTTGCTGCCGATCTGGCCGCCGAGCACGCCGACGCCGTTCGACAGCAACATGTTCCGGTTGTTGATGCTCTGCACAAGCGCCTCGAGGCTGTTCAGGTTGCGCGCGCCGTCGACGCCCTTGGCCAGCAGCATGCTGCCCATCTGGTCGCGCACCGACTGCGGGGTGGCCGCGCGGTTCCAGACGTTCTTGGCAGAGCCGATCGCCGACAGCAGGTTGCCGGACTTGAGCGCGCCGACCGCGCCGCCCGCCTCGGTCATGGCGGACAGGTCGAGGTCGCCCATCCCGGCCTGGCGCGCCGCCGTCTGGGACCCGACGCCGACGCTCTGCAGGCGCCTGAGCTGCGCCTCCTTGGCGACGCTGGCGGCAAACTCGCGGTACGCGCGCTGGTCGCCGAACACCGCCTTGAGCTTCTCCTGGGTCGCCGGCTCCTTCCACATGTTCATGATGCTGGTCTGGCCGCCCTGGGTGCCGAGCTTGGCGCGCAGCCCCTCGAACGCGCCGATCCGGAACGCCTGCAGCTCGTTGTCGGACATCCCCTTCATCATGCTCACGATGCTGGCCTCGTCGCGGTTGATGGCCAGCTTGCCGGCGTTGGCCGCGTCGATCAGCTGCGACGGTTTGAAGAACGCGTCGCGTGCGCTGCGGTACAGCGATTCGCCGGTCCTCGGATTGGTCGTGGCCGCATCGAGCGCCGGAACCAGGGTGTTCTTGAGCTTCAGGTAGGCGTCGCCAAGTGGCGTCAGCGTGCCGTCAGCATGCTGCGCTTCGCGGCTGGCCAGCTTTTGATCGATACCCTGTTTGACGGCATCCAGGTCGCGCATGCTCCAACGCGCCGGCGCGCCGACATCCAGCGTGAACGGGTCCTGGCGGGCGGTCGCAATCTTTCGCGCGAGCGTCAGCGCGCCGAGCTTGTCGGCGGCCGCCACGGTTGCCGCCAGCTCCGGGGTTGGATCGATTTCGATCTGGCGCAACCTGGCGTAGAGCGGCGCGGAGTCGGTCTGGCGGCGCGTGATCAATGACTCCACGGTGCCCGGCAGGCGCTGGCCCTGGGTGTCGAGCGCCTCCTCGGCCGCCGTGCGCAGGCGCGCGCCGACGCCGGCCGTGCGCTGCCGCTGCACGTTATACACAGCCTCCTTGGTACGGCCGGGCAGGATCGCCAGCGTGTCGAGCAGCTGGTTGGTATTGCGTCCGGCGGCGTCGGCCAGGACCGCTTCGTCGCCGAGCTTCGAGAGCCGCGCCGCAGCCTGGGTTAGCGGATTGGTGTAGCCACCGGTGGCAAGGGTGCCGCGCGCGTCGCGTGCCAGCGCCTCGGCCACCTTCAGCCTGGCGAAATCCGCCGCGCTGCTCTTGGACAGGCGCTGCGCGACATTGCTGCCGACCGCGCCCACCGCCGCTGCGACTGGCGTCGACACGCCGCCGAACACCGCGCCGGCGCCGGCGGACCGCGCGCCATCGGCCAGCATGCCGCCGACGGTGTCCGCATTCGAGTTGGCGGTACCGGTCACGCCGCCGTACACGGCGCCCACCCCGGCCGCCTGGGCGGCGCGCGGCACGATGCCGACCACCGTCTTGGCGCCCGCCGCGGCGCGCAGCGCGTTCGGCAGCAGCCCGCCAACCGGCAGCGTGGCGACGATCGAGCCGCCGATCTCGCCGGCGCCGTTTGCGATCGGGCTGGCCGCCTTGTACGGCGCGTTTTCGGCCTCGAGCCTGGCCTTGCCGGCGTCCGCATCGTCGACCAGCCACTTGCCGGCCCGACCCAGCGCCGATGTCGGCTTGCTGCCGGTCACCACGTCCGACAGCGTGGGCGCGCCGGAGGTCATGTCGCCCAGCGCGACCAGCCCTTTGCCGGCGAACCGCTGCGCGCCGAGCGCGAGCTTGCCGAGGCCCGTCCCGGCGCCGGCGGCCAGCCCTTTCACGCCGTCGACCAGCGCATTGCCACCACTGCCGCCGGCCGCGCCTTCAGCTGCCTGTGGTGCCGGCGCAGCCGATTCAGCAGGCAGTGATTGGATATAGCTCGCCAGCTTGCGTGCACCCTCGGTGTCGCCGGCTTTGTCGGCATTTCGCAGGGCGGCGTAAAGCTCTTCACGCGTTGGCATTATTTACCCCCGTGCTTTTTGAGCAGAGCGTCGATGTCGGCGGGTACCTGGGGCGCTGCAGGCGTGACCTGGGGCGCTGCAGGCGTGATCGCCCCGCGCTGCTTTGCTGGCACTTCGTTCAGCACCCCGGCGATCGCCAGCTCGCGATTGCGGGCCTTTTGCTTGATCACTTCCTTGCTGTCGCCGATCTGCGGGAAGTACTGCTTGTCGGCGTTGTCGTACTCGCCGGAGGAGATCGCCGCGCCCGACTCGCGACGCAGCAAAGCGGTCATGAAGTCGCGCTTCGCCTGGTCCAGCATTTGGTTGTTGCCGCTCGACATAGCGTTGATGACGCCACCAACCAGCGGCAGGCGCGAGCCGATCACCGATGTCGTCGTTCCCTCGGTTGCCAGTTGATTCAGCACCTTGTGCGCTTCCTGCATGCGGGTACCGAACAGCAGGGCCTTGCTTTGGCTATCGTTGAGCGGCTTGGTCACGCCTGGCAGCGCCTGGCCGTCCGCTCCGGTGACGAGCTTTCCGGTACCGGTGCGGGTATTTACAAGTACCGGGCCGCTGTCCGTCTGCACGATCTGTCCTTTGGTGCCCTCCTGTGCCGCTCGGAAGTGGCGCTCTGCCTGGTCGCGGTTTTTCTGGCCCTCGGACTTGATCCGCTCATTGTTCGCCACCGTGTTCGCATCCGGTGCAGTCTGTCCAGCCGACTCCTTGGCCGACATAATCCGCCGCAGCATGCCGATCTGCCACTTCGGGAAATCATCTGGATTTTGCGGGATCGTCTGCATGATCATCTGACCCTGGGCCGGATCGATGTCGCCCGCTTCGATGTGCAACTTCAGGCTGGCGGCGGCCTGCTGCGGGTCGGTGAATGCGGCGATGTCCGTGATTGCCTTCTGGCGCTTGGCTTCGCGCTGGTCGTACTCGATCTTGCCCGTTTCGCCCTTGAGCTTGCCGGTCTGTGCGGCAAGGTGCTCAGCGTCCGCTTTTGCCTTCGCCAGGTCTTGCTGCTGCTTCGTGTAGGCCAGCGCCTGCTTGCCATACCCTGCCTGCGCCAGGCCTGCCGCGACCTGGTCCGGCGTACCGCCTGCGCTGAGCAGCCGGGACAGATGGTTTTCGCCTTCGCGCTCGCGTTGGTAATCCGCGTATTTCTGCTGGCCAGCGGCCAGCTCCAGCGCGTTTTGCCGCAACGCCTGCCGGCGGACGTCTGCCTGGTCCATCTCGGCGGAGTACTCCATCATCGACTTTGGCGGCGTCAGGTATTGCTGGAAAATGTTGTCGTTGGCCATGCTCTCCCCTTAGGTGCCCAGGCTCTCGCCGTTCGGCAAGGTCCATCCATCATTGCCGCCGGAGTATTGGTTAGCGGGTGTGTACGGTGCTGCCGTGCGCCGCCCATACAGAGCGGCCAACTGGTTGGTGGCGCTGCCCCAGATGTTTCCTTGGGCCAGGGAGGCCGCGCCGGCGTTGTTGCCAGCGGCCACCATCAACGCACCGTTCCTTCCGGCCGTGTCCGCACCCACCGCGCCAATGTTCTGCGTCGCCGTCTGCCCCACGCCTGCCAGCGCGGCCAGCCGGTTCAGCCGGTCGGTGCGGGCCTGATTTGCCCGCGCGTAGGCGGTGCTGTAGCCAGTGGTCGCGTAATCGGTGCCATATCGCGCGGCGGCCTTCAGTGCGGCGCCCGAGATTCGGCCGCCGGCTGCGGCCGTTTGCCGGTCGATCGCCTGCCGGCCTTCCCTGAGCCCGAACTGGTAGCCGGGATCCATCTGGATCCTGCTCTCGTCGAGCGGCACGTCGTTTTCTACCGCCAGCGTGCCGAGCGCGGCCTTGCCGGCAGCCAGGTACGGCGCCTGGTCGGCTCGAGTGATGTCGAATTGCCGCCGATTCTCATCCATCGCATCGCGCGTCCCCTGCGCCTGCTGGTCGGCGGCCTTGCTCGCAGACTTCGAGCTGATCAACGCACCGCCGATGGTGCCCACCACCGCAGCTCCCGCTACCCAAAATGTCATGGCAGTACCTCGTGTCCTTGGTGTTTGATGAGATTTCCCGAGCCGTACATGGCCGCTTCATCCTCCTCGACCAACTCGGCCTCCGCGGCCTCGACCGTGGTGGCGTCCGTACGGTGGAAGGTCATGCACAGCACATCGGTTTCGGCGTAGACCGCCCGTTTCGTCCCAGGTGCGCTCGCGATCAGGTGCGGCCCGGTAAAGCGCTGCGGCTCGCCGATCCCGTCGCTGATACAGACCGTCCCGCTGACGATCAGGTAGAAATGTTCCTTCTTGTGCACCTTCCCGACCACCAGCACGCCCGCTTCGCGCCAGACCTCGCGGCAGTACATGCCGGCGTGGAAGCGGTGCGTGGTGCGTGGTTCGTATTGCGGCAGCTTGGACACGGCCTCCTGCACGCGCTCGACCTTCTGCCGCATGGAGATGGCAGGCGCAAACCCCTTGCCGTAGGTGACCTTCATCAGCCAGCCACCCCAATCTCGCCCTCGCCCGAGACCGACAGGACGCCGGCGGCATTGGCCCCGCCCACCAGGAAGTCGGCAGCGTCGATGCGCAGCAACCCGTACCAGTCGTACGAACTGTTCGCGGCGATCACCTGGCCCTGGCCGATCACCTCGGTACCGGCCGCATTGGCGCCGGTCGCGCCCAGCCACATCGAGAACGCCGCGGCCGCCGCGCTCTTGTTGGTGACGCGGAGGTGCTTGAGCACGATGTACTGCGGCGAGGCGCCGGCGTTCACGCCGCCGGCCGCTGTAGGCGGGTTGAGCAGGTTGGTGTTGAGCGCCGCCGTCAGCGCGATCGGGCCGAAGCGGAATGTCTTGTTGGATGCCATGTTCAGGCCTCTTGTCAGGATTGAATGCCGTTCGCCACCAGGGTGGCAATCACGGTATTGAGTTTTGTTACGATGTCATCCGCCTGCGCTGCCGTCGCAAAGCCGTACGGCGCCGCGTTCGTCGCTGCCGTTGTCGCCACCGGGCCACCAGACGGCACAGACGGCTGCGCCAGCCTGCCATTGCAGCCAAATCCGAACTGCACGGTCAGCTCTCCCACGGCGGCGGTCGTCGTGACGGCCAGTGTCTTGCTGGCCAGGCTAGTCGTCGCGTCGAGGGTCGTGAAGTGCCCCGCTGCCGGGGTCGTCCCGCCAATCGCCGGCGGCGCGGCAAAGTTCTCCAGCAGGGCCAGCGTGCCGTCCTTGTCTGGCATCGTCCACGTGCGCGCAGCGGTGGCAACACTGACAATCCAGCTGGTGATCGTGCCGGCGACGTTTTTCAGGTTCAGGACGAAGCCGGTGAGGCCGGGTACGCCGTCCCGGGCGTCCTTCGAGTTGAGCGGCACATACACGCCATCCACGCACGGCGGCCCCGGCACCGGCTGCTCGACACCATCATCCTGCAGCATGAACAGGGCCAGGCCCGGGTCGCCCTGCATGCCCGGCGGTCCGGGAGGTGCCGGGAACAGGTCAGGCGCGTCCGTGGCATCGCCCAGCAGCGCGGCGTGGGCTGCGCCCTGCGCCAGCGCGGCGCCGTTGGCCTGCACTTGGGTGTTGAGCGACTGGAAGTAGCGCGCCCACTCCGGCGACAGGAACAGCTCCACCTTCTGGCCGCCCACCTGCGCGGTGCCCAGCGGGATCCGGGTTGGTGCCGGGACGCTAAGCATGGTCCACCGCCACCGCGTGGATGTTGAACGGTACCGGATCCGAACAGCGGATGCGGAACACGCGGTCGTTGGCCGTGCCCAGCATCATCCAGCGCACTTTCTGCATCCAGCGGCCGATCGCGCCCAGCGAGCGGATCAGCTTCGGCCCGAAGTTGAAGCCGCCGTCGTTCGAGATCTCGAGCGTCACGTTGCCGCCGTAGCCGGTCGAGCAGGCCAGCTCGAGGCCGCGGAAGGTGATCGGCTCCATGCTGGCCTTGACCATGTGCGGCCAGGTGCGCTCCCGCACCAGCGGATCGGCGCCGTAGGCGTAGGTATTCGGGTCGACCAGGTACAGGTTGCCCTGGGCATCGCCGGCATACTGGCCGCCGTTCACCAGGCAGACCGAGGTGATGCGCAGCGGCGCCCAGCCCGCGCCCCACTCGGCGCGCTCGTGCCACTGCTGCATCGCGGCGTCGAACACCAGGGTGGTGGCCAGGCCCGGCGCGTTGATGCCGATGAACTCATGGCCGTCCACCTGGTAGGTCCACATGGTTGCGGCGCTCAGGTCCGTCGACTTGGCCAGCATCTGCTCGATTGCCCTGGTCGATACCCGGACCGGCGCGTGCCCGGACATCCGGTAGACGATGCCGCTGCCGGTGCGCGTCTGGCCGATCCAGAACACCGAGTCGGCGGCGACGATGCAGGCGTTCGCGCCGACGCAGCCGACGTCGATCTGCGCCGAGTTGTAGCGGGCGAACGGGAACAGTGCGCCGCCACTGTCGATCCAGATCTCGGTGGTGTACGCGCCGAGCAGGATCAGCTCGCGGTGCGACACCAGGGCGCTGACGATGTTGTCGGGCTGCGCGTCGGCGGACGAGAAGTCCAGCGCATCCAACGAGGTCGCATCGTCGAGCGCCGTGATGTAGAACTGGTCGGTGCCGGGCGCCACGAAGATCATGTAGCCGTCGATGAAGCCCACCGATTTCGAGCCGCGCCAGCCTTCGGCCGTGATCGGCGCGAGGACGTTGCTGTTCAGGTTGAACACGTCGCCGCCGGCGCCACCGGCGATCACCAGCTGGCCGTTGTTGTGCGCCATGCCGACCGGACCTTCGGCGCTCGACAGCGTGCCGCGGTTCACCGCCGCGCCGTTGACGATTTCCAGCAGCGCGCCGCCGGCCACGACAAACCAGCGGCCTTCGACGTTGCGCTGGCCGCGCACCGGGGCGCCGAGCGACAGGTACATGGCCAGCCCGGGCGCCGATACCTGCGTCAGCACGCGGGTCTCGCCCAGTCCCTCGACCTGCTCGAGGTAGCAGTTGATCGCGGTCTGCACCGCGGCCTTGCGGTCGTCGAGGTGGTAGCTGGGGCCGATGCAGGCCACAAAGTTCCGCCCGGCCATCAGTTCCACCCCTTGAGGATGTTGCCGCTCGCGCTGCGAGGCGCCAGCGGGTTGGCCGACAGCATGGCAGGGCGGACGTTGGCATTGGCCACGTTGAACAGCGCCTTCTTCTCGGCCGCCAGCAGGCCGGGCGGAACGCCGCCGAGCAGCGCCGGCGCCATCGCCACCGCAAGCGAGGCGGCGAACGCGCCCTGGTAGCCGGCCGGGAGCGTGTAGCCGGTGTCGAGGTCGGCGAAGCTGGCGAACGGCGCGCGGGTCAGGACGCTGATGGTGTTGCCGGTCGCGGCCGGGTACAGGTAGACCGTTGCCAGGCCGTCCCACGCCCAGAATTCGGGCCGCCCGCCCTGGTCCTTCTGGTCGATGTCGTTGTACTGCTGCATCGTGATCAGCGTCATCGGGAAGCCGTCAGCCTGGGCCGAGATGATCTCCTCGCCGGCGGGGATCGCGGCGAAGGCGCCGGCGGCCAGCGTCAGGCTGGCACCGTTGACGGCGCCCGATGCGATCACGTCCTGCGGTGTCATGTCGCGGCCCGCGCTCCAGTCGTCGGCGATCGCGTTCAGGCGGCGCAGGCAGGCCGCCGCCAGGTCGGCGTCGAGCGTTTCGCCGGGCGCCAGCCGGTTCATGCTCTCGAGCGCGAGCGTGATGATGGTGCGGGCCGTGATCATGACTTACTCGCCGGTCGGTGCCGTGGTTTCCGTGGCCGCGTCCTTGTCGCCCTTGCCGCCCTTGGCCGGGGCGACGTACGCCGGGCCATAGCCCGCCTTGGTCAGCTTCTTGTGCTCGGCCTCGTCGTTGGCGACGGCAAAGCCGACGCCCTCGGTCAGCTTCATGTTCAATGGGTACATGCGTTTCTCCTGTGGATAAGTGAGGAAGGGCCAGCCTTGCGGGCCGGCCCGGCGGCGCCTTAGTTCGTGCGGCGCACGGCGAAGTTCGGCAGCGTCACCGCGGCACCCCAGAGGATGTCGAAGCGGCTGACGAACTTGTTGTTGATGATGTCGAAGCCGCGCACGAAGCGCAGCGACACACCGCCTTCGTCAGCCAGCGATGCCTGATAGGCCATATCCATTCCGCCCGGCAGTTCCTGCTTCGGCGAAACGAACGTGATCGCGTCGCGGTGCCATACCATGTTCTGGGTGTAGGTGGCGTTTGCCGCGCCGGACGTGATCGTGATCGCCGCGTTGTCGGCCGGGCGCGCGGTCACGTTCTGGTAGGCGCCGCCGGCGATGATGGCTGGGCTGCACACGATGGTGAGGTTGCCCGCCGCATCCGACGCAGCGTCAGCCGTCACCAGGAACGACTGCAGCACGCCGGTCGATGCCTTGGTTTCCGGGTTGACCGAATACACGCCGGCGATCGTGAAGGTGTCGCCCTTGTTCAGGCGCTGCGCCGCCGCAGCGGTCCAGCCGTCGGTGACCAGGTTGGTAGTCGCGGCATACGGGTTGTCGGTCGCGCCGGCGTTCACCGTACCCTGGTTGGCACCGTTCACCAGCGGCGCGCCACCCAATGCGCCGACCGTGTGCGAGGGCACGTTCTGGCTCATGGCGATGTCCAAGCCGGCGCCGGTCTTGATGACGCCGGTCTTGTACTGCTCGCCCAGGACTTCCTTGTTGTTGAACAGGCCCGACAGGCCAGCGACGATGGTCGCATTCGCGCCCGGCTCGATCGCTGCCATACGGTTACCGTCGCGCGGCACGCTCATGCGGTCGAGCGGCACACCGGCCTGCAGCAGGTCGGCGAAGGTGGCTGGCGGGGTGCCGGGCGTGCCGACGATCTGGTGCGTGCTGTTTTTCAGCAGCGACGCAACGCGATAGTCCAGCAGTGCCGCCAGTTTCAGGCCAGCAGGTTTCAGGTAGCGTTCCTTGAACGCCTTGTTGACTTGACCATTGCTGCCGACCGACGTGGACAGTTCGGTCGAGCCGATGGCGAAGTCCAGACCGAGCAGCGGCTGCAGGGTAACGTCGACATTGCGCTCGGTGATGTCCTGCACCACGGCGGTTTCGCCATCGCGGTGCATGAACTGGACCGGTGCGCGCGCGCTGATCTTCTGGCCCGGCTTCAGATCCTTTTCCCACGAATCCTTGTAGTCGGTATTCATGTTGCCGAGGAAGGCGCTGTTGTTGTGCGCAATACGCAGGACTTCATTGGTGATGACCTGCGAAGTGACGAGATTGTTTGCCATGAGTGGCTCCTATTAGCGTTGTGCCCGTTCCTGGGCGTTGGCCCAGGCGATGTAGGCCTTGGTGTTGGATGGATCCGGCATGCCGTTGGGCACGCCGCCGCCGCGCGCCGGCTCGATCGGCGCAGGGGCGTTGCTCGGCTTCGGCTTGGCCTTCGATTTCTCGGCTTCGAGCTTCTGCTCGAGCTTGGCGATCGCGCGCCCGGCCTGCACGGCGCCCATCTTCGAAATGCTGGCGGCTTCGTCCGCGTTATCGGGGTCGGTCAGGTATTCGATGACGCCTTTCGGGTCGTCGGCGTGGAAGATCGCGTCGGTGGCAGGCTTGGGTGTGCCGCTGCGATCGGCAAGGCCGCCAAAGGCCTCGTCCAGTTCCGCCGAAAGCGTGTCGAACTTCTCCGGGCCCCATTCCTTGGCGAGCGCGGTCACGACCCCATGGCGACGCTCGACCTCGGCCTGCTGCTCGCGCATCGTCGGTGCAAGCTGCTTAGCCTGCTCTGCGATGCGCTGGTTCAGCTCGGCGCGGGTCAGCGTCACGGGTTCGTCGTCGTCCGCCTGGTTGGATTGCTCGTGTTGCGCAGCTGCGGCCGGCGTCGCGGCGAGCAGCTCGTACTTCTTGCGCGTCAGGTTGTCGACGCGGCGGCGCAGGCGCTCGATCTCGCGCTGCTCCGGGGTCTTTTCCTTCTTCGCTTCCGCTGCCGGTTCGTTGCCGTCGCCCGCGTTGGCTGCGCCGCCATTGGTTCCGTCGCCCAGGTTGGGCTGGTCGATGTGGTCGGCACCGTTATTTGCGGTGTCGCCTGCCGCGGCGGGGGTGCCGCCAGTTGGCAATGCGTTGTCGTTGACGTCCAAAATCATGCTCCTTGTGGTGGGTCAGGCAAAGAAAAACCCGCGCTCGGCGGGTTCGGGGTTTGCTGCAGGGCAGCGGAATCGTCTGGCGCTGGCGCCGGTTCGGATGGTTCGGGCGGCTCGGGTGCGGCTGGTTCGGGCATCTCCGCGTCGTCGGGCTGCTGCGCGATGGCATGCGGCTGTGACATCTCACCCGGCAGCGGATCCGGGTGGCTCAGCATCGCGTCGACCGTTTGCGCGACCATCAGCCGGATCTGCTCCGGCGTCATGGCTGTGCTTGTCACCTGCAGGCGCTTGGTTCTGGCCTCATAGTCCTTGATCTTCAGCTCGCGCTCCTTGATGTCCATTTCAGCGCGCTTATCGTGCAGCTGCTCCTGGGCCTCGTCGGCCTCGGCCTGCGCGTCGTGCGCGTGCTGGATCGCTTCCTGCAGTGCCTGCTGCGCCTGCTGGACCTGCTGCAGCAGCTGCTCGGCCTTCGGCTGCTTGCTCGTGTCCGGGTTCAGGATCGCCTGCACCGCCGGCGGCGCCATCGCGGCCAGCACCTGGGCCAGCTTGTCCGCGTGCGGGATGTCCAGGTTCTGCGCCCATAGCGGCGCGATCGCCGGGGTCATGTTCGGGTTGTTGCGCATCACTTCGGCCAGCGCGGTCTGCGCCTGGCTGCGCTGGGTGCTGTAGCTGGCTCCCACCACCACCCGCACGTCGTACGAACCGACATTGGGGTTGATGCTGATGCCATCGTCGGTCTCGCGTACCGCCTGCGGCTGCTCGGGGTCGACCGTGATGCTGCCCGGCTTCATGTCGATACCCAAGATCCGCTGCCGGCGCTTGGTGTCGATCAGCTTTGCCGACATCTGCACCACGATGCGCCCGACCTGGCCCAGCGACGCCGCCAGGTGCTGGGGGAAGTGCGCCGTGCTGGCCTCGCCCTGTTCCTTGCGCGCGTCGATCGCCACGCCCGAATGCTCGTTGCTCGGCGCACCCAGGTTGGCCTGGTACATGCCGATCGTCGCCTCGAGGTCGCGCAGCGCCTCCTGCGCGCCGACGATGTGGTTCTGCAGGTTGACCGACACGTTGGCCCGGGTCGGCGCCGCGATTGGCTGGCCGTTCTCGTCGATGTCGTTGTACGGCAGGAACGCGCGCGAGTCGATCGACGCCCGGTCCCATAGCGCTTCGAGCCCACGGATTGCCCGCACCGGTGCCATGTACGGCGCTTTCGGCGCGCTGCCCATGTAGGCCAGCTCTTCCGACTTGTGATAGTTGTAGGCCCGCTGCGGGTTCATCGCGCGGCGCGGGATGCCGCAGTACTTCAGGCGGCCGTCGCTGATGCCCCAGTAGCCGTACACCGGCACGATGCCAATATGGTCGGCAGGGTAGAGCGCCTCGGTGCCGTCGGCGTTCTTCACCGTGTCCAGGATCGCCGCGCCGCTCATCGTGCGCCACTTCACGCACTGGTACTTGTCGCGGTAGCTGCGCACGAAGTGCAGCGTGAGCCCGGCGGCCTGGCAGGCGGCGTGGTATTCATCCTCGGAGCCGGTGACCTCCTGGCCGTCCAGGCCGATCCAGATGATGACGTTGCGGGTCTTGTCTTCCTTGTACCACTGCTCGGCCACGACGATGGACTTGCGCTCGCCCTGGCCGTCCGCGCCGCGCTGGTCGGCGCCGAAGCTGACCTTCTCGGCGCGCGTGCCGTACTTGCGCTCGAATTCGCGCTCGCTCATCGATGTGAGCAGGTAGCCGAAGGTGGCGTCGCTGCCGTCCAGCTGCACGCTCCACGGGTCGAACACCACGCGCAGCGGGTCGGCCTCGGCGCAGATGCGCGGCTCCTGGTAGCCCAGCGCGCGGTCGACGTACTCGGGGCGCACGATCAGGTAGCCGACGCCAGTGCGCGCCGCCGAGGTCAGCACGGTCCCGTAGTGGGTCTGTGCACGGCTGGCGTATTCGATGTGGCGCAGCATGCCGTCGAGCTGCTCGGACACCTTGATGTCGGAGCCGGAGCCCACCGGCACGGTGTGGATCGACGGCGGCGACTTGACCACCTGGCCGGCGACGTTGGCCACGTACTGGCCGGTGTGGTCCATCACCAGGCAGGGGCGGGCGCCGCCGGGGTCGTTCTCGCGTGCGCGCCTGACCGCCTCGTCCCACTGCTGCGGGTTCGACGGGTCGGAGAACTTCAGGTCTTCCTCGATCTGCTGACGCTGCTCGCGCGTCGCCTCGATCGCGTCCTGGTACATCTCCTGCGCCTGTTTGAGATCATTCGCCATTACATTGCCCTTGCGCCGGATGCGGCGGATTTGGTGAAGTCGTACGTCGGTTTCTGCTTGTCGCGGACCATGAAGCACATCATCAG